CGGCTCGAACCGGCTGAAGTCCGAAGGGATGTTCATGTTCGAGGCGTTGACCTCGATACCTGCCGCCTGAATCAACATGGGCGACTTGCTCACCATCAGCTTCGCCGGGCGGAACACCTCCCATGCCTGCTTCTCGGTGGTCGCGCCGGAATAGACCTCGGCACCGAACTCACCGTCGGCCACAAACATGCTGATGCCCACGCCGGCGGCGATCACGCTGTTGTGAGTGGGAACAAATCCGCGCCCAGCCAGGTAAACGCCGGTTTCCACCTGTATGCAATTCACCATGCGTTCGCCGACTGGCTCTACAGATACCACGGTCCGAGCTGCGCTCCGACGGCAGGCTTTACCGGCCACCTGCCGTTGCGCCTTGCGCTCCAACCGCGCCACCTGAACACCCTCGGGCGGCCAAAACTGGATTTCGTAGTTGGCTCCGCAATCCTTTCCATTCAAAACCGCACGATCCACCCGCAGAGTCGGCTTCATGCCGAGACTTCTGACCAGTTCAATGAAGTCGCCGGATAGGCGCTCTCGGATAGTCGAGAAGACCACCTGCCCCCTGGCGCTGATATAGCCGTCGGTGTCGATCAGCCCGCGCAGCAGCTCAAGCCTCTGATCGCGCGATGCACGAAGGTAGAGCGGCGGAATATGCTTCCGTCCTTTCCCTAGCACGCCGAGCTCTCGAAGGCGCGCCGCAAGACAATGGTTCCGCGCGGCTTGGCTACGGTCACCATCACTGAGCCTGTATAGGACGGCAGGCCCCGCGAATTTAGCTATCGGTACACACGGGACACCCCGGCTTCGTATGTACTGCGGAATCTCAGGGTCAGCGCTTGTGATCTGCGCGGCGCCCGATGTTCCATCTCCCAGCCATGCCCCCAAAACGTAGGGATCGACCGGAAGCTGCGCCTCCGGGAGAACAAGCGCTTTCGCAAGCCGAATTCGATGCACAAAGTCTGGCCGAGCACCCGTCATGCGGAGGGTCTCGGCGATACGCACCGTTTCAACGGGTGGCAACTGTTGCCGACTGCCACGCGGACGGCCGGTGAACCACGTGCGCTCTGTTACCCACTCATGGCGTTCATGAGCGATGATCGACTCACGATCTGACAGAGTCAGCGCCATCGAGGGTCCCATATAGTGATCAGTGACGGCGATCACTCGCTGTGGCTTTCCGTCTACACCGAACACCATGTCGCCAGCACGCAGATCACCGTGCATCTTCCAGCCATCGGGCGTAGGGATCGGGGTATCTACAGCGAGCGCTTTCCCGTTCTTCCTCGGAACCTCCCAGTAGCTTTCGCGAAAGCGCCGGTGGCCACCTTTCTTCCGCACCCATCCAAAGGTGACGGCCATGCCGAAAAGCTGCCAAGGCTCAAGCGTGATCAGCTGCCGCTTGAACGCCCATTCCCCTTTGGTGTGAGGCAGCAGTTGAATCAGCTTGAGCTTTTTCTCGGCCTTTGCTGGGTCGAATTTGAACTTGAAACTGCCCTTGCGGCTCGCGGCCACATTATCGAAATGCCGCTGGATCGCTTGGTGAATGTAGCGGCACGCCGGAACCTTCCCTCGCAGGACGGACCTACCCCACGCCATCGCCTTGTCGACGTTGGGGTGTAGGGCTTTGGGCATTTACGAGCTCAGGAGTTGGGCAAATTCGTTGGTGACTTTTTCTTTGTTGCCGCCGATGAGCCGAGTTCGGCTAGCAGGGTCGAGCCCAAGCATTGAGCCGAAGGTCACCATCTGGCGCATCGATTCGTTCGCCGCAGTTAGCGCCGGGTTCTTCATCGGGCTGCCTTGAGCTGACGACACGACAATGCCGAATTCTTGCACCGACTCTTCAGCCATCCGCCACTTATCGTAGGCGGTGCAAAACGCTTCGACGTTGTGCAGATCAGTCAACGCAATCACGTGTTCACGAAGTAGCTCGGGAACCAACATTTTCCACATCGTGGCGGCCCGCGGACTGAGCCACTCTGGCGGATCAATGTCTTTCGTGACTTCGGAAAACTTCGGTTCGGCCGTATTTAACGCCCGCTTTCCGGGGTTTCCGGCCAGTACTTTCTTGGCCGTCGGCTTGGGTTTGCGACCACGGCCGGCGACCGTGGCGGTGCCTCCCATCGCGCAACTCCTGAACTTTTAATTTCGCGGGTGTAAAAATCCGGCTCGGGGGACGGTGTCCGGCTCAAAAACCCCAGACTTTCGACCCGCCCCGCCCCATTCTGGTGCGCAGACCAAGTTTGCCGCCGCCGTCATGCGTTTTGCACGGTTCGGCGGGCCATGCCCGCCTGCGATTCGCGCCGGGTCTTCAGTTCATGGCAGTCATGGTTGATCGCCCTTAGATTCGATGGGTCATCGGTGCCGCCTTCGGCAACGGCGACAATGTGGTCGACTTCGTGAGCGGGGCGGATTCGGTCTAAGGCCTTGCAGTCGTCACACTGACACATGAAGTGATCACGCCTTAGCACCTGGTCTCGCAATCGCCGCCATGGTCGCCCGCCTCGGCCAGATCCTTTTCGGCCAGACCATGGCTTATCAAGGTGAGCGTGGTCGTCGCAGTATCTTGCGTTTCGAGTGAGAGCTTTGCAGCCGGTTGCGTTGCAGGGCTTCTGTGGCCGTAGCGGCATCAGTCCACATCCACCTGAAAGCCACGGCGGACCGTACGTTCGACGGTCTCAGGCTTAGGGCCATGACCAACAATGCGCCACAGCCAAACGGCCAGGGTGATGTAGGGCATCACCCACCATGCCCGCTTGATCGTCACAGTCGCGCTGATTTTTGCCATGGTGTTCACTCAACTGTGCAGGTCGGCCAGACAAGCCGCGCCGCGGCCAGCGCTGTTGCATGGTCGGCGTCTTCCTGCAGGATCATGGGGAATTGTGGATAGCCTGGCACGGTCACATACCAAGATTTTTTCATACGATGCCTCGTAAGACCTGCATTCCTTACAGGCCAACCCAGCACTCAATGGATATTCGCGCGATGTTTCAAACTGAAGTTGCAGCCGAGTCAATGCGCTCAGGGCTGGTGTTATTGGTTGAAGATGACGCGTTACAACTGGATGCGATGGTCGAGTTGGTGACGGATCTCGGCTTCACGCCTCAGGTTTTCACCAATGCGGATGAGGCGTTTCAGTTTGTGCAGGAACGACCTGATGAGATCCGGTTGCTATGGACGGACTTTCTTACGCCGGGACAGATCACCGGCGGCGACTTGGCAGTCAAAGCATTGTCGATGTCTCCCGGTCTTCCAATCGTCGTGACATCTGGCGCAGCCGGTACGGCATACAAGCTGGTATCGGGAATCACATACGTATCAAAACCCTGGTCGATAGAAGTCCTAACGCGCCTCATTCTGCGCCTCACGGCCCAGCAAAGAGCGACGGCCGCGAATTAGCGCGCCACTTGATATGGCGTTCATCCAGCGAGTTCGCACGCCCTTAACTTCTTCATTCGTCGGATCTTCGTGAGTCGATCCGATGATGTGATAAAAGTGGCACTACGACATGTCGCATTACCGCTTCATCGGTGAGGAAGTGGAGATGCTCGATCTGACTGATGAGAACCGCGCTTACCTGAAGCGGCGATTCGCTTTATCTCGCGATGACCAGGGCTCTGAGATTTTTCTAGGCCTAACACATCAAGAGTCGAGGAGATATCAGCTGCTGAGCGACCCTGCGCGGGAAAGCAACATACGCGATGCTGCCGAATTCCTCGTCCTGGACATGAAACATGAGAGCGCCATGGCCCAAGCCGCAGCTCGCCGGAAAGGGAGCAGCGTTTAGGGTCCCGCTACTTTGTCTTGCTGCGCTGGATCTGCGCATCGACCTGATCGGCACAGGTGTCGAGCAGGTTGATTGCCCGATCCTTCAAGTCCCACAGATCGCCGTTCAACGTCAGGTCGTAATCCGCATCGTTGACCCGCTCACACGGGACCAGCTCAGGGGGTTCGAGCCTTACCGTTTGTGTCTTTACCGGTGCTGACTGGCTTGCCGCGCAGGCCGTCAGGCAGAGGCTGATCAGCCCACTTGCGAACAGCCGGGCTTTTACGCTTGAGGTCTTCAAAGTCTTTCCTCGCCTGCTGGGCTTTCTGCTCGCTGGCCTTCAATCGCTTGTTGAGGTCAGCCTGATAGTTCGCGTTGCGCTGGGCTTCGGCGCGAAGCGTGGTGATCGTCGCCTGGCTTTCGGCGTTGGCGTCGATGGCGTCCTGCTTCGCCTTGGTCTCGATGGCCACTTCACCGCGCAAAGCAATGACGCGGTACTGCTGGAGACCGGCAAGCAGCACGGCAACCAGCGCGATGATGAATGCCGCTGCGATGGCCTTCATAACGTATCCGCCTTGCGCCCGATGAATTTGATGATCAGCTCGCGAATCGCAGTAACGCCAATAAAGCCGATTGCGCCGCCAGCTCCCACCGAAAGGCTCGATGGCCAGGCCATCCATTCGATGACGCTGCTGGCCGACAGACTCAGGCCTCCGCACATCATCGCTTCAAGCAGCACGCGCCACTTGTTCGCTTCTTTGCCTTCATAGAGCACACGCAACATGGAAATGGTTGCGGCCATGATTGCCCCCTGCCAGAGCGGCGTAGAGAGGATGAGCCAGATGTGCGCCCAGAAGTCAGGTGTTTTCTCAGGCATGTTCGTCGACATCCGACTGTCCACCCTTTCGGGATCGGAGAAATAGAAAAGCCCAAGCTGATGCCCGGGCTCGTTACAGATGACTTGCTTGATGCATTCGCTTGCAAAGCCTCGCCAAAGACCTGCCACTCAAACGAATGGAGACGTTCACAGCGTTGAATTGAAACGGAATTTTTCTTTTGTCCGACAATCTTTAATTCGGTACGACCACCACGCCAAGGAGCTTGATAAATGGCACAGGAAAATCACTATCGAATTGACTATCTGCTCGACGGGGCCTACAAAACTTTCTACATCCGGGCAGCACAAATGAACAATGCTGAAGCATGGCACTGGGCATCCGTAGATGCGGGGTTTGGACAGCTTCCGAAATACCGATCAGATCCTATCACCAAGCTAAGTAAGCCTCAGGCGGAGCGCTGCGGGATTACAGATGTGGAGTGGTCCAAAGCCTGAGGGGTGATGTCTTTCCATCAGTCCACCGGTGCCGCCCGTGAGTCTTGTGAGTCGGGCGCATCGGCTGCCGGTGTTCTGCCGTAGCACGTGGCGACCGGCTATACCGTGTCCAGGCCCACCCGAAGGTCCACCCTGGCTGTGGTCTCTTGCACAAACAAAAAAGCCCCGCACAGTGGCGAGGCTTTGAATATGGGTGTCGCGCTGATACAGCTGAACACCGTGTCATGAAAACAGACCTATTCCATATGGACAACTGTTTTTTACGCCGCCTCCTTGAGCGTATCCAGGGCGCAATCAATCCAGGCCACGCCCGCCTTAATCAGCTCCCGCGCTTTCATCTCGCTGACGCCATACTTGCGACCCACGCGCACCGCAGGCCACTTCGCGCCGTAGTACAGCCAGATCATGTCGCCCATCTGGGCATCACGGCGACAGAGCCTCGCAACAGCACCGTCGACGATCCCAGCGAGCTCATCAGTAATAACGTACGACTTCGTCGCGGATGGGGTGACGTCCCTCATGATTGCGAGAGCGGGCGAGAGATAGCTGGGAACGCCCATCCCGTCCATACGCCACCAGCCCCACTGCTCGAGCATGTACTCGGTGTCGCCCAGCGGGCGGTGTAACGGTTTACGTGTGTTCATGCTCAGTCCCCTGTGTAATTGCTGCCGCCTGCACCCAGACGGTTGTTCTGTTCGTAGTGTTCGTGAGCGCCGCCGATGGGTTGGCGCGCTCGGGACAGTTCGGCTGTGACGTTGCGCAGCTTCATATTCAGTTGCAGGACCAGCTCAGCCAAGGGCAGCGCCTCCCCTGTTTCGGCGCAAACCCAGCCCGACGCGTTGCAAGTGACGCATTCCAATTCGTGGAACATGCCAATGACAACGCCGCGACCGCGACAGTCGTAGCAGGCTCGTAGCGGCTTCATGGCCTTGCGAAAAGCTGGGCCGTGGCTTTTCTTCACTTGCAGGCCTCCATTAGTCGCTCATGCACAGCGCGCAGGTCGAGCCGAGACCTGTTGTCGAAGTACTCCCAGACCTTGAGCTCATGCCCGTTGGCGAGATGAATGACCAAGCATTCACCCTGGCCTCCCAACTCCCGGGTGATCCTCATCGCACTGATATCCCCCGGATGGACCGCAATGTGTCGGCGCGGATCGACCATGATCAGCATTTTGAAACCTCGCCTATGGTTGATCCTTGAATGGGGTCGCAGCCCTTGTTATTCGTGGCCTCCAGCGAATTACCGGAATCTCCGAATCTATACTCTGTCAACTTATGGATAGCGCTCAGGCCCTTGCTATCTAACAGCGCGTGCCAACGTTCCAAGGCATCACGCTTGCGGCTCATCACGTCCGACTGGATGTAAACCTTCACGTTGTGGCCCATGGCGTGGTTGATCAGCAGCTCGCCGATCAGATGGTCGATGCCAAGGTCTGCCCAACCGGTCCGCGCCACCTTGCGCAAGTCATGGCTTGTCCACTCGCCCTTGCCCAGCCGGGTGAACACGGCGCTGGCCTGGCCCTCGCTCAGCGGCTTGCCATTGCGTGCCGGGAACAGGTACTGGCCGTCATAGCCGTTGGCGTGTTGCCATTCGCGGTAGCGGACCAGCAGTGCGCAGATTTGATCGGTAAGCGGCAGGTGATGCTCGACACCAGTTTTCGTGTGCTCGCCGGGGATGAACCACTTCCCTTCGGCCAACGCCATGTGTGGCCACTGCGTCAACCGGCTTTCACCGATGCGCGTGCCGTGGCAGAGCATCAGCAGCGCCAACATTGCGTCCCGTGGTTCGACTTCGAAGACTGCTGCCAGCTGGCTGAGCAGGTCCGGTAGCTGGACGTCGCGCAGCCGTGACGGCTTGACACTGACGCGGGCTTTCGAGAAATCGCTGAACTTGATGTCCTTCATCGGATTACCAGTGATCAGGCCCAGCCGGTACGCCTGACGGAACGCCAGGGCCAGCAGTTGGAACACCAGCCGCACGTAATCGATGGACAGCGTTTCCTGAAGCGGCCACATCAGTAGAGTGTCGAGCGCCGCCTTGTTTACGTCGATCAGGCGCGTATCCCCAAGGCGCGGCTTGAGGTGGCACTTAATGGCGGAGGCTCCGGTTTTCTTGCGCTTCGCCGACAGGTTTCGGTCCTTCGACATGCGGTCGGCGTACCAGTCAAGCAGCTCGCCAACGTTGTCCCACTTCGACAGGGTCGAGGCGGCGCCCTCTTCAACCCGCAGGCGGATGCCTGGCAACGCGGCGATTACCTGCTTGGTATTCAGGTCAGGGAAATTGCCGATACGGCTCCACCGGCGTTTGCGCACCAGATACCAGGTAGGCCGGGAACGGTCCTGTCCGAAGCGCAGGTACAGGCCTTTGTTTTCGACGTCGCGCAGATCGCGCACAGTGCCAGCGGCCTGCCGCTTGATCTCGGGGTCAGTGATTTTCACAGCAGCGGTATTGCTCATGCGGACACCACGGTTTGAGAAAGTCGGAGGTATGCCCGGATGTGTTCCATGGCGTCGAAGTGCCCACGGCACACGATGGCGAGGTAACCCTGCTCGTTGAGCCTGCCCACCCAGCCATGCTGATTCCCGGAGACCGGCGCGTCGTTCGGCGGCGTGGCCTTGAACTCGATGTACAGACCGAAATACCCGCCACGGGCCATCGGCAACACCAGATCAGGCACCCCCGCCTTGACGCCTTGCTCTTTTAGCTTCGCCGCCACTGCCTTGTGACGCTGACCACCGTTCGGGACGTGATAGATCAGTTCAGCCACTTTCGGCAGGCGCAGCGCCAGCTCCCGCAATAACGCGGCCTGCTCTTGCCCCTCGCGGTCGACAGGTTTGGCGCGGGCCGTGCGCGGCTTGTAGAACTTCGGCTTCGCCGGTATCACGCCGCCACCTTGCCTTCGCTGAGAAGGATTGAGATGGTCCGGATCACTCCATCTGTGTGCATGTGGCGAAGCTCGTCGCGTGTGAACTCGGTCTTACTGCGACCGTCAACAGCGTCATGGCAGGCCGAACACGACCACGCGGCCTGCAAGTCGTGCGGCTTGATCCCCATGCCGCTACGCGTACCGGCCAAACGGTAATGCGCCAGCACGGTCGTTTCCGGATTGGCGTTGCACACGCCGGGCACGCGAATCTGGCAGTCGCGACCGCGCGCGGCCTTGGTCAGCTTGCTCTGCTTCACAGACCACCTCCATGCTGGGTATCGACAGCCGTCAGGTGATGGAAGTACGCGAACTCAAGCAGCGTTACGCCATAGCGCAACGCCTCGACGGCGAGCCAGACCATTACGCCAACTCCTCTGGAATGCTCACGACTGCCCCGAACTTCTCAGCCACGATTGCGCGGCAGCAGGCAATGAGTGGTGTGCTGCCGAGAATCATCTCGATTGACCCGCCGCTACGACGCGGATAGGCGGTCCACGCTGGACCCACCGGGCCGAGACCGATAGAGTGCAGCTCGATCAGCGGGCCGGCCTGGCTCCAATTCTCGGATGGGGCGAACCGCTGCCCGTTACCGCCGGGAAGAAATGGACGCCACGGATTGCCGTACTGCGGCGCGGCCAGCTCAACGACAAGTCCAGCGCCATGCGCCACCGCCCAGTCGAGCGCCGGGCCAGTCAGCCTTGCGATCTGCTTTTCAACCAGGGCGCCCATTACGCAGCACCTCCGATTTCCTTCAGCAGGGTCTGGAGCTGCTTCAGCTTTGCCGTATCCCGCGCACTGCCTTCGCGCTCAGCCTCGACCGACAGCGCCACCTCTTCAATGCGTGTGGCCATGGCCTTCATCCGGGTGCTGAAGTCGTTGGCCAGAGCGACGACATCGGCCGACAGGCCAGCTAGAGCGTCCAATGCTGGTACTTCCGGCTTTTTGAGAGCGACGACGGTTTCCGTGGCGGGCTTCGACATGGGCTTTTCAATCCTGAGTTTGATGGTGACGGCGTCGCGCTGGTACTTACTGCCCACGGGCTCGCGGATGATTCCGGCGTCTTTCAATTCGCCGAGCGCGCGGCGTACTGCGTGTACAGAAACAGACGTCGCGTTGACTTTGAGGGCGGCGCAGTGAATGTCGTGAGCGCTCCACGGCTCCTGGATGGGCACGTGCTCGAATACCTTGCGCGCGGTTGACGACTGGCCGTTGAGCAGTTGCTGAATACGCGACTCGGTGGAGGCCATCAGCGAGCCTCCTGCCCAGCAGCATTCTGGAGTTGAGCCAAGACCATGCGAGCGCGGCGCTTTCGAAGGTAGCTGTCCACTCGCCGCCGCTGACCCTGCTTGAAGCGCTCGCGCTCCTTCAGGCGCTTGCTCTCACTGAGCATCTGCCGAACTTCGTCGAGCTTCGCGCGGATATATGGGGAGACGTGTGTGCGTTGCGTTCCGGTAAGCAGACCGGCAATGGCCTGCCCTTCTTCGGTGATGGGTGCGATGCGAAGGTCAGCCAAGTACTTCGCGCCGGTATCCTGCGTGATGAGCTGGGAGCGCACTGCAGACTCAATGGCGACCACGCGGCGAGCTGAGTCGTAGCCCAGCGAGACCTCCCACTTCGCCGGGCGATCTTCAGCCCGGGCAAATGAAACCAGGCGTTCGTAGGCGCTCATGAACGCCATACGCGCGCCGACCTTGTCACCTGCCTCAAGAATCGGCGTAGACGCGGACATTGCTTGGCGGATTTCAGCGGTCAGCACGACGGTTTCGTATTCGTCGCTGGCTGAGAGGGCAATTGACCAAGCCTCATCCTTGCCCGGGCGGCCATCGGCGGCGTGGATGTTCTTCAGCACCATGCCCAAGCAAAGCTTCCCGTTGGGCTCGCGGCGGCAAGCTCGCAGCGCCGCGATTATCACGGCGCCCTCGTAACCGGCCAGGTCCTCGGCGATCAATTGGGCGCCGGCGGCGCTGATCGTCTGGCCCATTGCTTCGGCGGTAGCGCAAACCGCCCCAGAAAGCTCGGCGATTTCGTCAAAGGAAAGCATTGCGGCGACCTCCTTGGCGGATGTTCTCGGCCGCCTGTTGGGCTGCGTTGATGTTCGCCTGGGTCTGCTCGATCTGACGCGCAGTCGTCGAGTTCATCTGGCGATTCGTTGTCCACTGCGTGTGATACGACTCAGCCTTGGCCAGCAGGTCACCGATGCTGTGCATGTTCCCGACGACCCGGGCGTCGTTGATACTCAGGAAGAACGCGGAGACGTGGTGAGCGACTTCGATGCCCAGCCGGTCGACCAGCAGCGATACCTGCTTGGCGACCTTGGCATTCCAAACAGGCCACGCGTTGTGACGCTTGCGGTAGGCCATGGCGTAGTTGGCCCAGGCTTTGAAGGTTTTGCAGGCCTGGTCTTTCGGGCCCGGCATGTCATCGGGAATTGCGCAGCGAGGTGCCTCGCTGGAAATCAGCGTCAACGAGGCGGCTTGCGACGGCGCAGCCGGGGCGAGCTGCAAGCCCTGACTGGTATCCTGATTGGTAACCTGATGATTGGTATCCTGATTTGTCGGAGATTTTTCCGACCCTAGATCGGATTTTTTTCCGACCTTGCTCGGAGATTTATCCGAGGTAGGTCGGATATTTTTCCGATCCTTGATCTCTTCTGGGGTCGGATATTTTTCCGACCCGTCGAGCTTCCGATTCCATTCGGTGGCTTTCTCGGTGAGCCTGAACAGCGTGATGTTCGAAGTGCTGGAGAGTTCGATCAGCCCGGCCTCTTCCAGAGCCCTGAGCAGGCGATAAGCCGTGTCGGGCTTGTCCGTTAGCAACGGCAGCTCTTCAATGATCTTGGCTTTGCTGAGCGCGAAAAAAATACCCGCATCAGTTTTCACCGGCTTGGCCCAGCTCGGGCAGCCGTAAATAAACGCGAACAGCAGAGCCTGCTGAGAGTTAAGGCCCCACTCCAGCGCCTTAACCTGGTTGACGGTCACGGTGAATTGCATATCAAACGGTCTCGCCGTGGATGAGCTCAGCCAGGCGAATCAAGCCCTTCGGCGTGACAAGCGGCTGAAACGCTGCGCGCTCAATACCGGTTTCGATATCGGGTTTGAGTGCAGTCACTTTGTGTTTGAGGTAGCCGGATCGGATGCGTGGCTCGCGGGCAATCCAGCGGGTAGAACCGCCACGGCGAAATATCCAGCGGTTCTCCTGCATCCAGTCAAAGAGCTTCGACGGGGGCATGCCCAGTTGCTTCGCCGCATCCGTGATGCAGATCGCGCCCTCGGCAGCGGCCAAGCGCTTGATGGCTGCGACCTTCGGCGCCTGAAGCTCGATCACACCCAGTAGGCGGGTGTTCTCCCGCGCTTGGTCTGCGGCAAGCTGGAGTGCTTCGGCGTAGTTGGCAGGGATGCGCGGTGCGCCCTGCTCTTCGAGTTCACGCCAGCGGCGGACCACTGCCATTCGCAGCGGAGCGCTATAGCCAGTCAGCAGGCAGTCGGTGTGCTCGCGGTCAAGCAGGTACTCGGTCTGGTTCCGCTTCATGCTATCCAGATAGATGTGAGCAAAACTGCTCACATCCTCATGAAGGTCGCGGACCATAGTTTGAATGTCCCGCTTCACGTCGGGATGACGCTTGCCAGTCAGCTCGGCGATCTCGCGCGACGACATGACCTGACGCGTCAGATTCTGATAGATCGGAAAACCTGACGCGCTTGGCGGGCTATTGCTCTGGTTGGTGGCTGTGTGCATAATCGGCCTCACATGTGTTGTTGAAAGAGCCGGGTTGCAGCCCGGCTTTTTTGTGCCTGCGATTCAGGCGCCCGGCGCATCCGTGATAGCTTTTTGTTTCCACACGCAAAAGCCGCGGGAGCCAGACACGACTGCCCAGTTCGATACCGAAATCGCCTTCGCGCGTTCACACGTCAACAATTCACCAATTCCCGATGAGGTCATTTCGGGCCTCGAAAACTACGTGAAGACATGGAACATGATTCGGACCGAACCCAACCAAGACTGAGCAATGCGGCGTAAAACGCCTCGCGGCTGCTCTCGTCAGTACGCAGTGTTTGTGTCTTGCGGGAAATGCCGCGCTTCAGGCTCATCTCAAGCCACCTTCACGGATGCTTTCAATTGCGCCAGCGCCCGTTCGGCGTGGTCGATCTCGCGAAGAATCCGCGCCCGCTCAACTTGATTGACCCGGCCGTCAGCCATCGCCGCGTGAGTTTCGACAGTCACCTCGGCAAATTCGAAAGTGGCGCGGCCCAACGCTTGGTGCACATCGATTGCGGCGGGAGCTTCAGTTTTTACGATCGAGTAACCGAACTCCCCAGCCAGGGCAGCCAGCGGACGCATGTCTTCCGTATGCAGAATCAGCGCGTACAGATGCTTCACGTTGAACCAGGCACCGTCGTAATTTGCGTTCGCACGCTGGAGCAAGCTCACCGGTGGCATGTTCATCAGCGTGGCAAGATTCTTCGTGTTCGCGTCCTCGACGGCTGCGTCACATGCCCTCAGAAATTCCTGCATTCCTAAAACCTCAGATTTGTTTATGTGGCTGCTTGCCATCACAAATTGCAGAATGGTTCCACTGACAACGAACTACGCCGCCGTCTGGGAAGGCTCTGAATTGCGGAGATAAGCCCAATCAATGTCTGGGCGCATCTCTTCGCAACTGACGGATCGACCTGATTCGCGTTCGACGCTGATAGTCAAGGCAGCCCCGGGCCTGCGGTATCCGTAAGCGACTTGTTTCAACTGGCCCAGACTAGTGCCGCATCGAGCCGCGAAGCTTTCTAGCGCCACTTTGTCTAGGGACTTGATGTACTCGTGCAGGGTCATGGGTGCACCTCCGTATAGCGATGCAGATTAGCAACTGCTAATGCATGGATCAATAGCAGATCGTAATTTACTGTTTGCTAACTGGGAGCGATTATTGGCGAATGGACATCAATCAAACTCGGGTGAGGGCGCTCAAAGCTGTTATGGCTGGAGCCTCACAAAAAGATTTCGCAAATCAGCACGGCCTTGACGCCTCATACCTTTCCCAAATCCTGAATGGGCATAGGAATCTTGGCGAAAAGGCCGCTGCGAATTTGGAAGAGAAAATCGGGCTGAAAGGCGGCACCTTAGTCAATCCGGGCGCGCACGAAGCTCAAGCTCCCGCCAAGGCCGTACTATCCGCGCTGGACCAGTTGAAACAGTCCCTAGCGAAAGTGAAAGGCTTCTCGCCGGAGGCCCGCGAGAGGATCGTCGCGGCAGCCGAGGAGCCCGAGGGTAAGCCTGCAGACGTTATTATTGGAAACCTCGCCAATCTGCGTCCGACAAACGATGAGATCCTGATCCCTCAATACGATATCCGCGCTGCCATGGGCCACGGCCAAGTACCGCCCGAGTACAACGAAGCTGTGCGCAATCTGGTGGTTCGCGAAGAAATCCTCCGTGAGAAGGGTGTTACCTATACCGCTGCCAGTGCTCTTGCGATGATTACCGGCTGGGGCCAATCCATGGAAGGCACCATCAATGACAAAGATCTAGTCATCGTCGATCGCGGGATCAACGACTTTGTCGGCGAGGGCATTTACGTGATGACCTGGCACCAAGAGCTGTACATTAAGCGCGTCATGCGGCTGGATGAAGAGCATTACCGACTCATATCGGACAACCAGCACTACGAGAATCAGACGGCGCGGATTGACGACGTAACGATTCATGCAAAGGTTCTGCTGATCTGGAATGCGCGCAAGGCGTAGTCGTCGGCATAGTGGTAACGCCAGCAGGGCTGTGATCGGCAATCGAACTACGTGACGGAAGTGGGATGGTGTCAAGACCAAGGAAGGCCCTGCCCCATCGCGGGCTTTTATTTTGCCCGCAATTTGTGCCCTACGCGTGGTGCTCCAAGTACTCACTTAGCGCCTTGCGAGTCAGATCGTTCAGGGAAATGCTCTGCCGCGTTGCGGCCACGCTAGCAGCCAAGTGCAGGTCATGCCCTACCCTCACGTTGAACGATCCCTTGCACGGAATTTCCGGGTCATGCTTCAGCGATTCGCAGGTGACCAGATAATCGTCCACCGCTTCATGGAACGCCTGGGTCAATTCGGCAACCGTCTCCCCCTCATAGCTGACAAGGGAGCGAATGAACTGAAGCTTGCCGAACAGGCAGTTGTCCTCGGGACTGGCCTCAATGGAGCCATAGTAGCCCCGGTATTGCAGCATGGTGCTCATCAGATCAATCCTCCTGCCTTTAGGTGATCTATCACCTGACGTTTGACGTATGCCTTTACTTCGTTGCCCGGATGGGGCTTGTGCAGATTGATCATCGCGTACGGGTTGCCGTTGTCGAATTTCACCCGGCTGCCGCTTCCTTCAATCTGGCGATACCCAAGCCCGATAAGCAGCGAAACCAGCTCGGGCCAAATCAACCCGGCCTGCTTGTTCAGTAGCTTCGCGATCAGTTTTTCTTGCTTGGACATAAAGACTCCCTATGTGCGACTAATTTTAGTCGCATTACAGGATTATCTCAAGCTATCAGCGCCCTCACTGATAGCCCGCAGTGAGCGGGCTTTTTTGTGCTTGTCAGAAGGGCGCGGGCTCTTCCACAGCATCAAATTCGCCATGGTCCTGGACTCGCGGATCTTCGTCATCCGGAGCTTCCCAACCCAACGTTACAGAATCATCCTCGTCGTTGAACGTCATCTCGATTCCGTCCACGTCCGAAAGCACCCCCATCACCTCCTCCCATTCTCTTTCGCCGTCCGTGTCCAGGCGATGGATCGTCACTGTGCGGTTCAGCTGCGCGATGGGGTGGTTGATCATGTTCGAGACCCGTAGGTTCAGCCGCTCGATTCCTGACATTGGCTTGCGTTCTTGTGGCTGTTGTTTTTGAGGGCGTGCCATCAGCTACTCCTTAAATGCTGTATGTATGTACAGTGATCGCAAAATCTTAGCCCGCACCTTGCCGCGCCGTAAACCCCTCAATTAGATCTTCGTCTTAGCGAACTGCATTAGCGGTTTTAATAAATTTAGCATTTGCTATTGACGCATAATTTAGCTGTTGCTAATTTAACTCCATCGCCAGCGGCAACACGGCGAAGGGGCGGCGCCCCGCCGCTCTTTAAAAAACAGACGTGACCACCGCGACGTACCCCATGGGTCGGAAAAAGCTAAATCGTCGCCCACGCAGCCTCTGGATAGCTGCCGGACTCGCCACATAGCGAGGACGCCAAACCATGCAAGCCAGCCGGGAAGAACACCGAACACGAAATGTGTGACCCGGCCAGAGATATGAATCCGGCG